AACTTGCTGATCGCATCCAGCACTGTGCCGCTCAGAATTGCATTTGTGCCGGTGTTAATGTCTACCAGGTAAGGCTTCGCCATGTTCGCCCAGATTTCAGGGCTGACCCACATCTTGTCGTATGCGGTCACTTTGTTCGTGCGCGCATTGATACCGAATGGGCCGGTTGGACCGAAGAATGCAAGCAGTTGCGCCGGGGTCGCTGTGGTCAGATTGATATTCGCGCCGCCCGCGCCGCTACCCAGGTTGATTTTCTGAGTGTTGCGGTGGTTCTTCATGCCCTGCGCTTTGTAGCCATCAACTGAGATGGATTCATTGCCGTTCAGGTAGAAGTCGACGCGCTTTTTGTGGAACTTGCGCATCTTGGCGGCCTGAGAGTCCAGCGCCAGATCGATGCCGACAGTGCTCAGGCCTGCAGCATGACGCCAGTTAACGCCATAACCTGCGGTGAACACCGGGATCGGGTCGCCGTCTGAACCGAACTCGGTATGGTCGAAGGAGTACGACGCCTGACCATCGATGCTGATTGATACGTCATCGGCAATATCGCCAGACACGTTATACAGCTTCGCGGTTTTGCCGATTGGCAGAACGGTCTGCACGCCCATCAGGTCATTGACGATTTCCATCCCAATTTCCTGATCTCGCATCTGGATAATCTGGCGGTCAATCTCAGCCCAGAATTCGCGAGTGAAGCCGCCGATGGCATTCGCTGCCAGCATTTCATGCGTCATGCGCGTGCGGAACGCGTTGACCATCATGTCGTGCTGAGCGTTGAAGATGTCACGGTTCGCCCACAGCTCGTTCCAGTGTCCGCGCAGTCGGCTGTTAGCAGCCAGTGTTTCAGCGGTAAAATACATTCTTATTCTCCTGATTAAGCGCCAGCAGCTGCGGCAACGGTGCCGACGCGCATACGCACGCGGATAAAGTCGGTAGAGCTTGCGGCGATAGTCGCTTCATCCTGGCTGTAGCCGATAACCGAATCGGTATCAGATGTTGCTTTGGTGAACTGACCATTCGTGCCGAGTTTGATCGGGTCGTCTTTTCCGTAGGTGCCTGCAATGCACAGTAGCGCCAGCTCACGACCTTCTTCCACGTAGTTACCTACAGCGGAGTCGCCTGCCGGAACTGCTTCAGTGATTTTCAGACCCTGATGGTAAGCAACATCAATGATGTAGAGACGACCGGCCAGCGCGGTAGCCTGCGCAAACTCATTGTCGCCGTTGATGACAGCCGCAGTACCCGGCAGCAGAGCTGCAGCAGTAACGCGAGTTTCGGTCTTGTACAGAGACTGACCGTCGATGTTAACGCGACGATAACGTGCCATTAAGCAGCACCTCCGAAGTAAGTGGCCGGATCGGGCGCGCCGGTCACTGGCGGGTTTTTGGCATTGTTAGTTCCGATGTGGGTGGCCTCACCCAGAGACTTAAACATTGCATCCAGCGCGTCACCTGACAGAGCATTAGCGACGATATCGCCATGTACTGCGGCGACAGCATCACGCTTGGTTTTCTCTTCAGCGCGTGAGTTAGCAGTCAGAGAGTCAGACAGGGTTTTCTGGTTGGCCTGGATGCCTGCCAGCGCTTCAGTAATTGGCTTCAGTGACGCCTCGTTGTTCGCAGCGATTGCGCCGCTGACGATAGTGCCGATCTGTTCCAGTTCTTCTTTGGTTAAAGGCATATCGCCCTCCGTTTGGTGGTTTGCTGCAGGAGCGTCCTGCGGTATGAAAAGGGATTTAACTTTATTGGCTACGATGGCGACCCATGACTCCTGACGCGCTACTTTTGAGCCGGTATCGTCAAAGGTGATCTTGCCGCCTTCGGTGGTGTAACCATAAACCTGCGCATCGCCACCGTTACGGATGACAATTGCCTGCGAATCCGTGAAGTCAGCAATCCACGCGTAATCATCTGGGCCGGTTGCAAACTTATCGCGCGCAGCTTGCTCAAGACGTCGCTCGCGCTCACGGTATGATTCGCCAATCAGCGCGCCGGAATTGGTGTTGAGAGTCTTAGCCTGGTCAGCGTTAACCATCAGGCCAACTCCTTGCTCTGGCTGCGCAGCTCCAACCTCATGCAGCAGAATGGCGTCATGGTCCATTGCATTGATTTTGGCGACCCACTCAATGCCCTGCGCTTTCTGCTCAGCGCTGGCTTCCAGTTGGTCGAGGAATACGGCTACGCTGGTGTGGATTGGCGGAACGTCTTCTCCACGCTCGATAGCAGCAACTCGCTCAAGCAGCTCACGACCACCTTCGCTCTGGTTCGCTACAGTGGTATCAACCCACTTCTCCGCATAGACGCGGTTACCAGACTTCTTGACGTTGCGGTTCCATGCTCCGATGTGACCGGCATTGATACCTTCCGGGGAGAAAGCTGAAACAAACTGGCCGTCTACAGTCGGATGACCGAGCGGCGCCAGAGTGCCTTCCAGACCCTGATAGTGGGCATCAATTTCCGCCGCTGAATACAGACCGCCGTTCATCACAACGTTGGCCGGCAGCGTGTAGCTGGGCAGAACCAGATGCGGACGCCCGTTGTACGTTTCCCGGCGAATAGCCTGACTGTTCACCCTGGTGGTGACGTTGACCTGCATAGTCATGGTTATCTCTCGATTAAGCCGCGTGCTTATGGTCGCAGCAGTGATGTGATTTGTTGGTTGCCATGCGCTTGCCCCATGTCTGGGTAAACTCTTTCTTGGCGATATCGATGACGGATGAATTGAGCGGAACGCCCTTCTCATCAACCAGAACAGTGACCTGAGAGCATTTGCAGTTAATCGCGTTGCCGTTGACGCTGTACCAGTCGCGCACCTCTTCCGAGGTGTAGAGCTTGCCGTGGCGCAGAGCGTGCGTCTGGCGCGTTGTGGGGCTCAATGCAGACAGGTGCAGCAGCATGACATTCAGCCCGAGATCATCACTGGCTGAGTCATGCTCATCCCAGCGTGCGCGGCGTAGCGCCGTTGTTATCTCGGTTCGGGCAATGCGGTTAGCGCGACCCTGTTCAATACCAATCTGGTCGCGTATGCGTCTGGCAACTTCTTTCGGGTTTTGACCACGACCAATGCCGTCAGTCAGCACTCGTGACAGGTTCTGCTTAACGTCAGCAGACAGGCCCTTCATCTCTTCAAACGTGCGAGCCCTGACAAGCACCAGGCGTTTTTGATACGCATCGCTGAGGAGGATATCCTGCACGCTGCCGCGATATGCCTCATACGCTGCCGACTGCTGCGCTAGGTTGGCAAACTCCTGCGCCGTGCCGCGCTGATACGATGGCGACACGTAATCCTGGAACAGCCACGGATTGAAGTCTCCGCCCTGCAGCAGGATTTCATCAACGAGCGAATCGCCGTTCTGAAGCAGCATCGAAAGCAAGGTCGGGTCTAACTGGAAGGTGTATCGCTGGTTTACTGCTGGCTCGGCCGGAATGCGATTGAGTAGTTCGATATATCGTGTGCTGATTTGCTTAAGTCGATTGCCGTAATCACGCATTGCGCCACGTTCAAGCCGGTCTACGCCGGTGGGGTCGAGCTTGTTAGCCGGCAGTATCGCTGGCTTCGGTTTCCTCTTCAGTTTCGCCATCTTCCTCGCCCTCCGGTAGTGGCTCACTGCCGCCTGGCTCATATCCTGCGGCCACGCGAATCTCATCAACCGTAAACACCTGCTCGCCAGAAGCCAGCGATGTCTGGTTAATGTTGCTCATCTTCACCGCGCTATCCAGCTTGTCCGATGGAGATTGCTCGTTGAGCTCATCCCACACGATGCTGAACTTAGCCACCGGCTTGATGATCTGCAGATATGTGAGCTTATCTACCATGTCTTCGGCATCGAACGACAGGTCGCCGCGACGTGACTGGCAACGACCGTTGAAGTAAATCTGGTCTTCCGTACTTGCTCGCTCACCCGACTGATTGCCGACGATGATGCGAGAAGGCATATCAACTGATGAACTGAATGTCTTCAGATTGACGTCATAGGTCGGTGACGGGTCAGATACCGCGTTGACCATTGAAGTAACCTGAGCGCCTTGCGTAATCAGCAGTGTGTCGTTGCCGCGGTTAATCTCACGTGCAGCTTCGTTATAGCGCTCCTGAAGCTCATCGACCGTTACCCCGTACATTGAGGCCAGATTGTTGAAATCGACCTCTTTGTCGAAGTTGATATTCTGCTGCCGGGCTGCGTTCTTCAGGAATGATTCGCCCGAACCGCCTTCGACTTTCTCCAGGCTGACGCAAGCGTTATAGCCAGGCTCAAGGAAGCCGATGGCATCATCAGACATGTCACCGATAATCAGGACGCGATCGGGGTGAATGTTGCGCTGCGCTGTGCTGCCATCCGAAAGTGATTCGGTGTACTGCCACATGGTTATGGCACCTGAATTATCACGGCTGCCAACTTTAAGCGCGCTAGCCCATACCGGTGTAATCTTCTGCAGCGCCTTTCCTTTGACAGCTGGCTCATCCCATTTTTTGCTGTCTTTAACGTGCAGCAGGATGCCAGCCCAGCGGCCAACCAACCGACGCTTATCGGCTTCAGCGAATGCACGCCAGAAGCGGTGGGTGAATACCTGATTACTACCTTTCTCCCAGTCGGTGAGCTCGCGTGATTCATCCGACTGCTCACCCTCAATAATCTGCGGGTTTGTTCTCCAGCAATTCGATACCAACTTATTGACCGCGCCGTGCGCGATGCCGCCACGACGATAGAGCTTGTGCAGGTCATCAAATGTCAGCTCTTCTTTAAAGCCATATTCGCACCATGCGCTTTCACGTTTCGCATCCAGACCCATGCCGGGGTTAAATGCCATGGCGCGCGCACGGGCAATCCTGACGTCATTCAGCGCGTGATTGACGGCTAGTGATAATTTGTCAGTCATGGTTTGTCCGTTGGTAGGTTACTTACCTTGCAGGCGTCTGGGTAACATCATGCCCATCGTTTGGGCTTTACGCTTAATGTGTCCATCAAGCCCATAGCGTATGCCATCCCAGCAGTGTTCGAAGCCGTCAGCCAGTTTCGGTAGCACCTCACCGGTGATGCGATCTGTTTTGTAGGACCACATACGGGCTTCAATTGCGACGTTCTTGCAGCGTGGATGAATGATGATTTCATCAAAGCCGCGCAGATGGGCGATACCATCCTCAACGCTGCCCTGCCACTTCTCTGCAGCTGAAATGTTAAAGCCCTGTCGCTTCAGATAGCTGATAGTTTCTGGACGTGCTGAATCAGCTTTGATGGGCCATTCACGCGACCCTGGTATCGTGTCGTAAAGTGCTGGCATGTGGTCAAGCTCGGTCTGCTGCCCGTATGCCTCATATTCGATATAGAGCCGGTTATGAAGGATGAATGATCGCGTAAGAGTATTCGGATCTTTAGCAAATCCG